TATGACACACCCATTGGGCAAAACAGGCACTTGCTTGGTACCAGAACTGAGTACGAAACTTTGTCTTGGACAAAGAGCGGACAAATCTTGAGCCATTGCCAATGTGGTGCAAAACACAAGCATCACAGAATTGGAAGGGCGCTCATAAATGGTGGAGATAACTTCTGCCTTATAAGAGCGATTAAATTCTGAAAGTGATGTGACAAGATCATTTTGAACATCTGAAGTGTGCACATTATACAAACGAGCAGAAACTAATGGTATGTCAACCACCCTGTCAAGGGGTAGTTGGGAAAAATTTGGTGTGGCACTCACCCAAATAGAGGGACAGTGGTTCTTCAATAGTATGTCTTTGACGAGATCATATGCTGGTTCCGAGATGTGACACTCATCAACCACGACGAGATTGTTGCCTCTTTCAGTTCTAAGCCAGGATGGATGTAGCAATGCCTCCTGAGCTGTGACATACCAAACTTTGCACTCCGTGTCAAGTTCCATACCAGTTGTGCATCCACTGGCACCCATTGAGAGGGCAACATTCACATAAGGCACAACAGTTTGAACAATAGAGGACCTGGGTTCAATAACAATTATTTTGTTGTATTCATGTCCAACCAGCAAACTGAGGTGTTTAACGAAGGCTGTGCTCTTGCCAGAACCTGTTGGAGCACTAACAACAACCACTTTGCCATCCTTCAAGCTTTTAACATGCATATTCACATCAGAATAATTCGGAGGAAGTGCACTCCAGAATTGAGCTTGAACGACAAACAAAAGCTGTTCAACAATCTTGTTCATATCAGGCAAGCGAACAAGCCCAACCCAAGACAACATGTCAGGTGTATGTATCAGCCCAAGAAACGCTATCAAAACAAGTTCAAAGATTTGCAAAGAAAACCTTTTCGTTTCATACTGCATCATGCCATTAATGGCAAATTGCACTTGGGCAACCTTTCTAACTGCGGACATGAGAGGAAAGTCTGTGAACCGAAAGCTGAACATCCCCTTAACTGCAAGAAACACCCAATGTCTAAGCAGCAAGGTGGTGGAATTGGCATCGCGGTCCACATAACAACACAAAGATGGGTCAAGAAACTCATAGACCGTTTTGCGAAGTATGTAATTAGTCTCAGCAACACCAGACGTGCCATTAGCCACACTTATCAATTGGACTGGCCAAGAAACGAGCTTGTGAAGCTTGCTTTGAGCTGTGGCCATATAGCCAAAATTGAATATGGCAGGGTTAACAAAATCGGGAAAAAGGGCCAAGGCACCTAGAAATGAATCCAAAGGTGTTATTGCCCCGTAGGCAATGATGGAGGAATCTGCTTTGTAAGTCTCTTCCACTTCATCAATCATATTTTCAGGAAACTTGGCATCAGGCTTATACCAATCTGCTAAAACTTTATCATATGAAGGAACACTGATACCCTTGGGGTTTGATGGCGACTTGAGATGTGCCTTGAATGTGGCACTTCTGGTTACCAAGGTATGAAGGGTCTGATAAACATCTGGATGATGCGCAGTCAAAGCCATGTAACTGACTAACCTCTTCAAACGATACAAAGAATCCATAGATTTGACCTTTGAAACCATCTTTCCAATTAGCCGTTCCCGATCATGCACGATGGCAAATTTGGGATGAGCCACACCTGCCTTCTTGAAATCTGCAACATCGGCTGGCGTGGGCAACCTAGCCCACTTTGATAGAAAAGGGAGGTTGGTTAATGGCCCAGAAGCCTCAAGATTGTTGATAACACCCCATCTGCGCATGAC